GTAAACTGAGAAAGTAGTTTGGAGGAAACTACAACGTCGTAAGCACCAGGAATAATCTTAATATTTTCTACCTTGAAGTTGAAAGTAAACTCTTGATCGGTTTCACCAACAACGATTGCATACTCGTTAGAAGTATCATTCTTCTTGTCACGGACCACCAGTTTGATAACACCTGCTTCACCGACTGCAGACAGGTCAGGCAGTTGATAAACTTGTGCTGCTTTCACCAGTTTCTCCAGAGAAGTGCTATCCAGTTGGAAGCAAACGTCTTGAGAAGGAAGATTAATTTCTTTGTCTGGAGGAGAAACAATAACGTTAGGATCAGCGAAGAAATACTTTACACGACGCTTACCTTCACGAATGCTGAGGTAGGACTCTTCTTTGAAGTCAAGATCAGGATCTTGGTGAAGACTCAAACCATTCAGAAACTGGTTAAGGTCATAGATAGCAAAGTCACGGGGAAACTCTTCATTAATATCCGCCTCAGCAAGGATATTTTTAGCAACAGAGATAGTGCGAAGGCGATTACCACCTTTCACAAGAATAGAGTTGTTGATACCCGCAAAGTTCTTCAGAATGGTCAGGGTATTATCAGACAGTTTCATAGTTTTAGGTTTTAGTTTCATCACTGAGGGTAGGTTTCACGCTGTGCATTCTTATCGTTGAAATGCAACAGAAGAACAGCATAGTGCAAAATCTTCATAATGTCACGACGTGCAGTGCCTTTCTTATCATAACGAGAGGCATACTTGAGGATATTGCTGCGGCAGAAGGATTCACCATCACCACAAGCTTCAATCAAATCAAGTGTTTGAATCTTATCATCGCCTGCAGAATAATGCTGACTATACGTTGCAGAAATATAATCGGTTAGTTCTTTGAGGATACGATCCTCACTGTACTTGTAGCGTCGGTCAGTTTTTTCAGGCATGTTCAAATTAAAAGTAATAACGTCATCACCATATCCACCCCTTACGTGGGATCCAGTGAAAGCAATGTGATCTTCACCAGCACCAAACCAGTCAGAAGAAACTGGTCCAGCAGCAACCACATCACTGCTGAAATTAATAGTGTCGGGAGAGGCAGATGCCCCAGTGAGAAAATCATTCTCAGAATAAGGATATTCGTCCATTTTTAGTTCATCATAAAGTAAGGACCAGGAATTAACCATAACAGAAAAGAAAATCGTTTACAAGAGACTCTGCTTTTTCTTTACCAAATTTACCAGAAAGATATCCACTCACAGGGTCTAACTTCTTCATATAAGAATCGAAGTCACAATAGGTGGAAAAATCTGTTCCAGTAGGTTGATGACATTCTAGCATATCCTTGTAAGCAGTCAAGTATTTCTTGAAGATATCAAGATGTTCATTCACTTCCGACATTGTACACTTGGCAATATACACATTCTCGGAGAAGTGATTGCCTGGTTCAAAGAATCGGAAGGAACCATCTGCCTTTGGAAGGTCTGGATGGGAGAACAAATAGTTTTCCACTGGATGTTGGAAGTCAAATACAATAATGACTTTCTTATCAAAGAAACCCATCAAATCCATCCCAAAGCAAGGAAGATTGCTACCAGTTCGAGGGTAGATGATATTGTTGTAAATACAGGACTTGTTGTCCCATATTTCAACTTCTCTGGATTTAAGAATGTGTTTGTTTACGTAAATTTTGGCAGATAGATTGGAGACGTTACTAGATGAAAACTGTAACGACCTCCAATCTGCCCACTCACAATCCAATTCTAAATCAGGAAAGGTTTCCCAGATTGCTGTCTTGTAGTCCTTCCACAGGGAGTTGGAAGTCGGCGTCAACTTTGTCATAGAGTTCAAGGAATGCTTGTTTAGTTTCGTCATCAAAGCGATTTACACACACTTGGATTGCTTTCGCTTTGTCTTGGAAGATTGAATAGGCACGGATAATGTGGACCAGGCGACGGGTGCTGATGATTTCCTCAATACCACCGTCATAGAAGGTCTTGCGGATAATATCACCCCAGTCCACCAGACGCTTGCAGAATTCTCGGTCTTCCATACCAAGGTCCAGAGAGATACCCTCCAGAATCTTTTGCTCAGTTGCAGGTGAAGGATAAGACTGCTCAAAAGTCACAGGGAAACGCTCAAGGAATGCCTCATTGAGGACGTTGGTTCCAATAAAGCGCCCATCGTCGCTACCCTTACCTTTGGTATTAGCAGTGGCAATGACGTTGAATCCAGAAGCGGGTTTAACCCACTTACCAATCTTTTTCAGAAACACCCCCTTACCTTCAAGAATGGATTGGAGGCAGAGGATTTTGTTAGAAGCAAGGTCAATTTCATCGAGTAGCAAGACTGCTCCTCGTTCGAGTGCTTCAATGACAGGTCCATTATGCCAAGCAGTGTTGCCATCCACAAGGCGAAAACCGCCAATAAGATCGTCTTCATCAGTTTCAATCGTAATGTTTACACGGATGAGTTCACGACCCAACTGGGCACATGCTTGCTCAACAGAGAACGTTTTTCCGTTACCAGAAAGACCAGTAATAAACGTTGGATAAAAAAGACGGGATTGAATAATTTTTTTAATATCACCAAAGTTACCAAACTTGACGAAGGTATCATCTTTTTCGGGAATGAGATTTTGTTCGATAGCAGGAATCGCAGCAGGTGCCTTTACAACTTGCTCAAACTGCTCTCGTGCTTCCTGAATAGTCAGATTCCACTTACCGCGACCAGTCTTATACTGATCAAGTTTCTTAGTAATAGTCTGGTAATTAGAACCATTCATAGCACACCATCCACGAATATCAGCAGCAGTAACAGACTCGCCGTAAAGTGCTTGAAGAGAGGTAATGATGTAATCAGCAGAGATGGTCATTTGCTTGTGTTGTGTTTTTCAACTGAAGTTATTATACAAGAAAAAAGGGGTGCCGAAGCACCCCAGTGGACAGTTGTAAAAGTGGATCACTGTCCTTCCAACTCTTCCAATTCCTTGATCAGTGCCTTCTTACTGTGACGCTTATCCAGCTCAACACCAAGCTCCCTACCATATGCTTCTAACTCGTCTTTGCTGAGTTCTTCAAGAGCAACCTTTACTGCTTCTTCTTCTACAGCGGGTGCTTCTTCAGCAACGGGTGCTTCTTCAACAACTGGTTCAGGAGCAGGTGCTGCCTCAACCTTGAGGGCAGATACTTTGTTCTGTATTTTGCCCCTAATTAAATCTCCGAACTTGCTCATTGGTCTATCAATAGTTTTCAATTATTTATTAAAAAAGGAGGTCCGAAGACCTCCACAATATCATTTATTTCTTTTCATTTTCTGCCGCTTCAAAATATTAAGAGCAGCCTCAGTTCCCGATGCTCTTTGTCCCATTGGATTTGCTGGGAGAGGAGTTGGGGTAGGTGCTGATACTGATGGTGTTGATACTGGTGGTCTTCCTCCAGGTGTTGCTAAAACTGGGTCACCATACTTCGTATTTGGAAGCAATTGATAACGCTGTGCTGGATCTAGTGGTGGCTTAGGAGGAGCTGGTTTAATTGGTCTGATACCCATTCCACGTCCAGAATTACGAACTACTCCAGGAGAAACATTCATATCTGGAATTAATCTCGATACACCAGTGTCTCTTATTGCATTTACCGCTTTACCATAAACATGAGGAGATTTTCTAGCAACACCCTGAATAAGTCTTGCACCTAGTCTTCCAATATTTTCATTGACAAATTCTTCAGGAAGTCCTTTGACTCCTGCTCTCTTGTCGGCATAATATTGTCTGAGGGATCTAGTAAACTGTGGATCACCTGGTTTGTAGTTCAAACTATCAACTGGTTGTGGTCCTGCCCACTCAGGTCTACCAAGTTCTCTATTTCTTGCTCTAACTTGAGCAGCTGCTTCACGGGCATTACGATCACTAACAAGTTTTGGATCATTAGCCAATCTAGATCTTGTCGGATCTGCAGCGGCGGCAGCACGTCTAGCATCATTAGCATTTAATCTAGTAGATTGTTGATTGAGTCTTTGCAAGGACTGATGTGCCTTATTTTGATGAAGTCTCAATGCTGCAATGTTTCCAGATCCAATTGTTGGTGCTGCAGGTGTTCTACCAAACATTCTACCAACTTTATTAACTAGACCCTTAACTACAGGAATTTTATTTGCCTGCTTAAGAGCAGCAGCACCAAGAGATTTCCAGAATTCTTGAAGTTGTTCTTCATTTAAGTTCGCCATCATATACATAGTGTCTTCTTCACTATATCCTTCTTCAAGGAATTCAGATTTAACAATATCAAAAAGATCTACAGAATTTGTTTGAAGTTTAGATCTGTTTAATGAATTTTTTCCTTTCAGGTCATTTGCAGCAGTATCAGTATTAGATTTAACTGTTGGTGTAGTAGTTGTGCTAATTGCAGTCCTAACTCGATCAATCTCATTCTTCAAACTAGCACCCTGAACTGTATCAGAACCTGTTGGAGACTTACCAGCGTAATTAGTATTGTATCTTTGGTTAAGTCTTTGTACTTCAGCTGGAGGTTGTTTAGACATGAAATCAATCTGAGATTGACTTACACCTGGTTTATCTTGAAAAGATTGATTTAGTTTGTTTTGTATGTCCCCACCTTGTGAATTTGGAGTTGGGGTTGTGGTTGGGGTTGTTGGTTTTGCTATGGAAGTTGCAGCTTTAAGTCCTGCTTCTCCACCACCCGCTTTTTTTGCTGCTACAAGTTCTGCAGAAGTCGGAGTTCTTCTTTCAAATTTTGTTCCACCAGCAGTGGTTGCAGTTGCTGGTTTGAAAATTGCTTTGTTAGCATCTTTTCCAAACTGTTCGGCAGATTGGCGTTCTTTAGGATCCTTTGAAGATCTCAAACGCTGATACTCAGTATTAATCTGAGCCTTTGTCATCTGCTTACCACCAACAGTATAAGTTTTTGCTGCTGGTGCTGGTGCTGGTTTTTCTCTTACTGGTTGTCTTACTGGTTCGGTTTTTTTAAGTGGTTCTCCCATATCATCTTTGGTGGGATCAATGCGCTTGGTTTCTACTCCACTAGCACCAACATATTGAAGATTTGGTTTGAACTCTGGTTGATCAGGAACCCAAGAACCCTTACCTTCCTTATCAATCACCCACTTAACTCTCATACCACCCTTTACAGCAGTCTGAAACTCTTTGCGGGATCCACCACCAGGAAGATCTGTATATCTTTCACCCTCTTTGGTCGTTTTTGCCTGCTCATTAAGATTCTCAACAGCAGGTTTAGTATAAACTTGAGCGTAAGCCTCCATCAGAGACTTTGCCTGATTACCAGTAATTCTGTCCATGAATCAGTTCTCCGTTATTGTCTCAAACCACTGCTCACTCATACCACTAATAATCGAATCTGCAGATTCTACGTCGGTAGCATAACCTTCCTCAATGAGGTGCGTTACTACCTTTTCATAGATTTCTTTTGTTTCTTTTAATTTCTTTGGGGAAGGTTTCATCGCTAGACAGTTTTTCTATAAACATA